CCAGCATTACCAATAAGGTACTCAGCATCAACCCCAGAGCCACCGCCTGAGCCTGTGCCTGTTGCTGCTGAAGGAACAACGATTGTATATGTGTTAGCATCAACAAGCGTCAACTGATATCCGTAATATCTATTCAATGTGTCGGCTGTTATGCCGTTTGTGGTTGTGGCTTGTTTGAAACGAACATAATCGCCATCACTTGCCCCATGAGCAGTGTCTGTAACTGTGACAGTTGTGCTGCCATCAACAGTGGCAAATGGGTTGTTGTTTATGTTTGTGGCTGTTGCACGCAGTGGCGTGATATCAAACAGAGCTTCATTCTCTAAAATAAAAAGGTGATTGTGGGTTCCTATAGCAAGATAATCTTCACCATCAGAAAGTGATCGCCAAAAATTCATGTTCCTAGCGACACCAATCAAAGTTACTTCAGACCCTTCAGAGTAATCAACTTCATCAGCAGCAGTTAATCCGTAGATCTCATCTTTGACCCAGCCACCGATTTTTGTCGCGTAGCCATTTTTAAAACGAACATTGTTCCCATCAACCCAGTACGGACCATTTTTGCCAGCACTGTATTCAGTGATGTCTTTAACGATTCCTGGACTGAATTGAAGGAGCTGCAATGTCATGTAATCATCTCCAGTGATGAGTCTTTTGTTTCTCCATTGCGACGAGTCCAACCTTTGCCAAATGTGTCAAAAGTCTTTAGGCTCTTATAAAAGTCTTGCCTGACATCGTGCATTTCTTCAACAATTTGCTTTGGGTCTTTATTAGCCACTGCAGCCAGCGTCATGGGTCCAATGGCTCCATCGGTAGTTGCCCCCACGATTGACTGAAGAGCCTTAGCGGAGCGTCCTGGACCGCTGTTTACAGCCCAATCAAAAACACAGAAGTCAACTCCACTTGGAAGCTCGTCGCCTTTGACTTTGTCCCAGTAAAGTTTTTTGTAGATCATCTCAACATGATCATCGGGAATGTTTTTTAATTCATTGACGTCTTCCAGAGGACGCTCAAGAAAGTCTGCGTAGGTTTTGTGCGTGATGCCTTTGTTTGTGGCACCACCAGGATCCTCGGGATGATCTACAAAGCCACCTTCATGCTTTAAGACCATCTCAAGGCTTTTGAAAAAATTCGCTTCCATTATTTTGCAAGTCCTTTTGTTTTCTCGTATGTGCGCAGACCGCCAAGTCCAAGCATGCCGAGCAACACAGTCATGAGCGCATCCATATCAAATGTCGGCAAGTCGGGGAGCTCTGCTCCTGCCCAACCTGCGCCAAAGATGATAAGTGGTGCAGCTACGAAATGATAAGCCAAAGCAACACCGCATGTCCAGCCAATGAAAGGACGCCACCCAGCAACAAATATCGATCTGTGCTGTGCTTCAGCCTTGTTGACATCCACCTGCGCCATTGCTGCTTCATGAGCGTGCTTTTCTGCCATAGTAGCAATCTCATGCGCCAACTTAGCTTTTTGATCTTTGTCTTCAATGAATTTGTCCAGAAGTCCTGCGACTGGTCCGATCAATGCTTGTATCATTTTTTCTCACTCCCAAGCCAAACTGCAAAAGCACCTGTCATAGCTCCTGAAACAACACTGATCATTGCGCTTTGTTGAGTTGTTAAATCTTCAAGCGACATGCCCCACTCAATGACTCTTATATACATGAATGTCATTATGAACATCATCAGCCTCGGTAAAATTTTCCAAGCTAGGAATCTTTCCATTGTGATGTCCATTACAAGCTCCTTGATAAGATTCCCACCAACAGCAAAATGGTAGTCCCTGCAGTCCCAATCATTATGTGCTCAATGCGCTTGATCCGCAGGATGGTTTCTTTCCAACGCTCCGCGCAAACTGCCTCATGGGTGTCCAATTCAGCTTTGATTGACTGCACTGTCGGCTTTGTCATCTTCTTCTCTTTGTTCTCTGACCGAGTGAATTAGCTCTGCCAGAAAACGCTCTCTAGCAACCTCCAAACGATCAAGCTTCATTTTAAGATTATTATATTCAGGTTGTATCTGCCTAAGCTGATTGACTAGGTAGATCTGATTTTCATCAAGGCTAGACTCATCATAGTCTTTGCCCATTATGCTGATAACATTTCCTTCACTCATCACGAATCATCCTCAGGGCTGCTGTTCATGTAATTTGTATAAGCATTTTGACGCTCGGTTGTATGAACAACATTGCATATTGCTTGGACTTCCGAGGGATAGCTTGACCAATCATCTGTGGGGTGAATAAGATAACGATGATTGCTTCGCGAGATCTCTTTCCCATTTTCAATGATTATGTGCGCCTCCCTGACTTGCACATTGTGCCAGCCAAGTTCGGTATCAACAGACTCAATTTTGTCTGTGATTATGTTTTTTGTTAAGCTCATTTTGTCCTCCTAAGAATTTGTGTAATAGCAGAAAGTGCACTGCACTGTAACATTTGACTGTGCGAGGCTCGTTGTGGCGGTGTTATGCATGACATATTCATTGTCATTAGCTTCACCTAAATATATTCGCCCTGAACCTGCCCTCCAGCCGACACCTAATTCATTAATCCCACTCAGGGATCTGGCTTTTCCTAAACGGCAAGATGCACTGTTCTTTGGCGTGAACGGCAAGTTGCTGCCCGAGCTTGCAAATTTGAAACTTTGACCAGAAGAATAGCCAGAAGAACCTACATTGAAATAAGGTGCTGTGCTGCTTTCTGGAGCAGTGAAGTCAATGAAAACTAACCTGCCGACTTTGAAATAACGCATGTCCAGCGTTTCTCTGGTGCCTGTTCCAGAGACCCCACCTCTCTCCGCTGTCACAGAGAAAGTTCCGTCCTCAATATCATCCAGAGCATTAGCAGCCGCATTTGCCCCGATGCGAACCCCATCACTGGCTATGTACATCTTGTTGGCACCTGCGGCTCTGAATGTCATCACATTCGACGAGTGATCATATTCAATTTCACCGACATCAAAATCTTCTGGGTCGGCGAAATTAATCCT